GAGCCGAGACTGATCAGGTGCAGCAGGTAGAAAATCCAGGACATGGCGCGTTCCTCGTTCTCGACAGGAAGATGGGGGACAGGAAGATAAGGGGTATCTTCCTGTCCGTCATTTTCCTGTCATGGGTTCTCGTTGTAGGCGATCTCGTACTCCAGCTCGACGGGGCAGACGCCCTGATCCTCGCCTTCCCAGGCGAAGTAGGGCTCTTCCGGGTCGTCGTTCAATTCGATGGTCTGGATCGGAATGCCGCCGATCGCCGGGTTGGCGCTGGATGCCAAGAGGGCGGTCATCGCGGCGCGGACCGCGTCGGCGATCTGCTGGCTGAGCTGGTCGTCGCCCGAGGCCACGCCGATGCGGACCGTGGCCGTGGCCCAGCCGATGGGCTGGCCGGCCAGGTCGTACTCCCGCTGGCAGCCGGTCCTGGCGATCAGCACGGCCGGCAGGAAGCCGGATTGCTGCGGGATCGCCCGGTAGTAGATCCGCTGGCTCACCAGGTCGGTCACGCCGGCCTGCGTCAGGAGGTAGGCGGTCAGGGCGGCCTTCAAGTTCATGGGTGCGCCTCGACCAGGCCGCCCAGCTCGTCGTCGAGCGTTTGCAGGACCTGGCTTTCCGTGGCATCGTAGGCGTTGCGGAGGAACTTCTTGGCGGGGACCTGGCTGCGAGCCCCGGAGGCCGTGGCCAGGGAGCTGTAGGCGGCCCGCTTCTGTGCGGCGCCCTTGCCGCGGAAACGCGGGTTCTTGCCGCCGGCCAGCCAACCGAACTCCTGGAACCAGCCGTAAAAACCCAGGCCCGAATAGTTGGCCATGCCCAGGCCGACCCAGGACAGGACCTTGTTCTTCTTGGTCTTGACGCGGAGCTGGATGCAGCCCCGCAGGAGGCCGGCGAGCGTCCCGCTCTTCGCCGCTCCGGCATAGAAGGGCGCGGCGGCACGGGCCATGCTCAGCGTGGGCTTGAGGGCCTTTTTCAAAGTCGTGCGCAGCAGCCGCTTCTGCAGCTTCGCTGGCAGTGTGCTCAGCTCGCTTACCAGGACCTTGTCGCCTTCGAGCACTACGGTTGCCATGCTTCACTCGACGCTGCCCGGAACTCTCACGAGTTCCGCTACTCGTTAGTCGCTATTGCCGGCCCCACTTGATACAGAGGAGGATCAGGTCGATGTGCCGGTCTTCGAGGTCGATGACCGACGTGATCTCGAACAGCTCGCCGGTCTCGACTTTCAGCACCCGCATCATGGTGGTCACGCCGCGGCGGTAGGCGATCGAGAGCTTCAGGTACTCCGTGGCGATCGTCTGGCCCGGGCTGGCGTACCAGCGCTCCGTGCCGTTCATGGGCTCGATCTTCGCCCAGCACTTGAGGAACGTGCGGTAGGTCCGCGCGGGCTGGCCCGGGCCGCTCTCGCAGTAGCTCTGGATCTCGATGCGACGGTTGCGGCGGCCGGGGGGACAGGGACGCATTTTTCACTAGCCGGACATGTAGCTGCCCCACTGCTCGGAACCCAGCAGGGCTTTGCACGAGATGGGCATTTCCTGGGGGGCGGACTCGGTGGTCACGGCCTCGCGGTGCAGGTACCAGTGGGCCACCAGCAGCTTGATGGCGGCCTTGATGGTCTGGGGCACGTCGCAGGGGTCGCCGTAGCCGGCCACGAACTCGATGCACACGGCGTCGATCTGGTAGCGGGCGGTCGGCCAATAGTTGCCGTAGGTCGGGGTCAGCCTGGCCGGCTCCTCCCGGAGATCTCCCATCCACTGGTCGCCGGGCAGCGTCTGCAGGGCGCCGTCGTTGTCGGTGTAGGTGATCGCCGTGATGCTCTGCACGGGCGGCTTCTCGATCCGCAGCGTGATGTCGCGGTAGGCGTCGGTCGAGAGGCGGCGGTTCGAGCGGGCCCACATCCGCCGGCCCGACCAGATCTGCCAGTCCTGCCAATAGTTGGGGAAGCGGTCGACGAGGAACTGCCAGGTCTGCGTGCAGAAGGCCCGCCGCGTGTAGGTCTCGCAATAGAGCCTGGCGGCGATGCCCAGCGACTCCAGATATTCGAACTCCTCGGGGTCGTCGACGCGGCAGTGCCGGGCGAGGTGCTCGACGGAGACGGGCTCGACGGTCGGCGGAGTGATCAGGACGAGGCCCATGCGAGATCTCGATTGTCGCCCGCGTCGCCCACGTCGCCCACGGAACTCTTACGAGTTCCGCGACTACGAGGTGGCCGGGGCGAGGAGGAAGACGTAGGTGCTGCCCGAGAGGTCGGTGGCCGTCAGTTGCTGGATCTGGCCGGCCACGGAGACGGCGGCCTCGAAATCGGTTCCCGGGACGCGGACGGCCAGGGCCCCGCCGGCGGTCGGTGCGCCGATCACGGCGATCACCCGCTGGCCCACGGTGGTGCCAGCGACGGTCACCGGTCCGGCAGCCGCCACACCGGCAGCCGCCTTCAACACAAGGCCCACGAAACTGATCTTGGGCAAAGTGACGGCGCCCGGGCCCCAGGCGGGCACGATCGTGCCGGGCAGCGTGACGGTGGCCAGCGAGAAATCCACGATGCCGTTGGCGTCGGCGATCAGCGTGCCGCCGATGTGCCACTCGGATCCGCCTTGGCGCGAATAGTTGGGGGTGTCGGCAGTCGGGTCGGCGACCATGATTGGCCTCGGTTTTCGGTTGTCGGTTGTCGGTTGTCAGTTGTCAGCTCTCCGACAACTGACAACTGACAACCGGCAACTGCTCTTCGGGAAAAGTGGGGCTTTCCGCATCCCGGCAGCCAGCGGGTCGCGCGATACGCACGCACCCGGAATGGGTCGAAACGCGGGAAGCCCGTGTTGTTTCGTTCGTGGTGGAGCTCGTGAGAGCTCCGGAAGCTCGGCGGCGCTCGGCGGAACTCTCACGAGTCCCGCTACGCCGATCCCGCTACGGTCATTGCCCGGTGGGCAGCAGGATCGCCTCCAGGGTGTCGGTCGAGGGGCTGGCCACGGGAACCGCCTTGCCGTGGTGGAGGATGGCCACCGCCCCGCTGATCACCACGTTGGCGATCGTCCGCTTGAGCTGCAACTGCACGTAGCGCTTCACCGGCCGGTAGATTTCGGAGACCAGCAGCTTGCCGCTGGAGGCCCCGCCGGCGTCGGTCAGGGCTACCCCGCCGGTGACTACCGCCAGGTCTCCGCCGTTGGCTAGCGTGCCGTCGGCAACCTGCAGGGTGAAGACGGCGGCCGTGGTGACCGTGCCGAGAAGCATCACGAAGGTCACCGAGTCGTAACCCTCGGTATCCAGGACGGGGCCGACCTGCGTGTCGGTAGTGCCGGCGGCGACCGGCAGCATGGCGACGCGGAAATCGACGTTGGTGACGAGCTGGGTTTTCATCGCGGGCTCCTTCTGTAGCGGGATTCGGGAGAATTCCGCCTAGCGTTTTCTGGCGTGCGGCAGGGCCGCGTTGCGGGGCGGCTCGACGGCCGCCGCTTCGATCGATCTCTGCTGCTGATCGTGCGGCATGGCCTGGCCGCGGTCGATCATCCGCTGGGCCTCGGCGGCGGGCACGTCGACGACCTGGCCCGGCTCCTCGTAGAAGTCGTTGCCCACGCGGCCAGCGGTCAGTTTCACGCGCATCGGCGGTTCCTATGTCGCGGAACTCTCACGGAACTCTTACGAGTTCCGCTACGGGTGGAGGTCTAGTGCTGCAGGACCTTGACGGGGTGCGTGCCGGCGTCCAGGAGGTTGCCGTCGCAACGCATGAACGCCACGAATCCTTCCTGATCGTAATCGGCGTAGCGCTCGACCAGGCGGCGGAGGCGGATCGTGCTCACGTCGCGGATCTTGTACTTCGACAGCGCGCCGAAAGCCACCGTCTTGAGCGTGGTGGCGATCGTCGAGCTCATCTGCTGGTTGTTGGTGATCGGGTAGTTCCAGAGCCGGTCCGGCTCGCCGAGGGTCGTTCCCTGGCTCCACAGGTAGCGGCCCTGGCCGTCTTTGAGCAGGCGGAGGGCCAGGCAGATCTGGTCGTGGAACATGAAGCCCACGCCCGGCAGATCGCGGTAGGCGGGGTCAACGGAGTGGATGAGCTTGAGCACGTCGTCCACGGCGATCGCGTTGGCGGAGGCCGCCGCAACGCCTACGGGGGCGATGGTCATCAGGCCGGTGGCATCGTTGATGCCCAGGCCCGTGGTGAAGCTGATGTTCTGCCGACGCCCCAGCCGCTCGCCCAACAGCGACCCGAGGGTCACGGCCAGGTCGAAGGCGGAATCCTGCAGGAGCTCGGCGGCCACGCGGACCAGCTTCGAGCCGAACTTGTAGGCCCGGAAGGTCACGGCGCCGAACACCGCGTCGACCTCGGTGACCTGGGCGTTCTCGCCCAGCAGCTCGCCCGTGTTGGTCGTGTCGTTGACGGTCGGCCAATCCATCTCGGCCCCCGTGTCGGTCCGCATCACATCGGCCACCTGCCGCATGCCGCCGTAGCGCAACAGCGCGCGCTCCAGTTGCGGGATGAAGCCCGGGGCCACGATGTAGCCGCCCGAGGCGTCCACGCCGGCGGCCATGGCACGGACCTCACGGTGATAGTCCTGGCGGACCTCGCGGTAGCTCGTATTGAGCCGCATGGAGAGCGTCTTCTGGGTCGGGCTGATGCCCGCCCGGCGGCAGGCCTCGACGTGCCGCGGGTCCAGCTCCTCGCCCGATTGGGCGCGGCACCAACCCTGCAGGGCCAGGGCCCGATCGGCCTCGGTGACCGCGACACGGGTCGGATCGGCTCCGCCCCGATCGCCGGCAGGCGCCGGGTCGGCATGGTTGGCATCGCCGCGGCCGACGTCGGTCGCACCGGACGGCGCAGCGAGGTCCCCATCGATCAGCTTGACGCGGCTGGCGACCTGCTCCGCCAGGTGGATCCCGTCCAGCGAGGCCTTGCAGGCGTCGTAATCCTTGTTCAGCTTTTCCCAGTTGGCCTGGTCTTCGGGCGTCCAGCCCTTGTCGTGGCGGCCGGCCATTTCCTTGATCTTGGCGGCCAGGGCGGCGCGGGTTTCCAGAAGCTGCTTGGCGGTGGGGTCCATGAATGGCGCTCCTCTGAGACGGCGGCCGAGGGGCGCGGAAAGAAGGGCGCACCGCCGGCAAGGCTGTAGCAGAAGTCGTGAGACTTCTGGCAAACGTGAGACTTCTTAGGACTCAAACAGCATCGCTGAAGGCGGATCGCCGCTGGCACGGCAGAGGCCAGACCCACCGCCTCGCTCCGCTGCCCGGCCGTCAAGGCGTCCGCAGCGCGGGGAGGCGTGATGATTTTGCAAGAGTGCAGTCTGGCAGGCGGCCGGGAAAGATTCTAGGAACGATTTGGGGCGCGGGCCCGACGTAGCGGGACTCGTGAGAGTTC